GGATCGATGGCAAGATCCAGTCAGGGTAAGCATCTCGATCAGAGATAATCGCTAGACAGATATCAATGGCAAAGCCAGCCCGGCGCAATGCGCGATACATCTCATGCAGGCTGATAGCCCACGCGTCTAACTGTGAATAAGTATCGAGATCGATAACCTTCTTCTTTGCCATATTAAAATTATCGCTCTAAAAGGATGTTGTAGATCTCATCGACACGCGAGTTAAGTCGCTTAATTTCGGATAGCAAGTGAGTAATGACGTAGCCTGCAAGACCACCAATGACGGCGAGGCTAGCAAAGTAAAGGGTAAAAAAGTTTTCCTGACTCACTTTTTAGGACTCGCGTATCCGAATACTCCTGCCACTACTGCGCCTAGGATCGAACGATAGTTAAGATCGAAGTTAGAAGTAGTTCCCCATACTGCTAGGAATGCTCCTACTGCGATAAGTGCTGGGTGTTTCATGTTCATGCTTTGCCTCCTAGTAACGGGATATTAAAGAAAGAGCCGTCTTGATCGCCTTGTTTAGTGAAAGAGATATGGCAATGCGCGTTATGTGGATTACTTCCAGAATACTTGCGCCAGCGCCAGCCCATGCGAGACGATGCAATTCGTCCTGCGAAGATGATGTATGAGATTCGTTTCTCGCCTGCTTTAGCCGCGAGTCGAAGCTGATCTGCAATATCGGGCATGAGGTCGGGCTTGCCTGACTTATGTACATCTCGATCGACATCGATGGCGCGAACCACCCCTGTCGCTGAATCAGGATTATGATCACTAGGACGCGCTGAATGACGGAGATCGCCGATCCAGCCATCGGAACGCCGATCACGATCTGGGAAGGTGTCATCAAATTGCTCTCTAAGCTGTTGGGCGGCTTTGCATAAAATTGGCTTCACAGGTTGCACACTCCCATCTTTTCAGATCATTAAGTGATAACTCTGCATGATTGCATGGCATAGGTGCTATAAATGCATCATCGATTGGATCGTAGGTATACCCTACGCCTGCGTAATTAAATCTAATTGATCCAGAGTAACTTGTTCGCTTGCAGACCTGTCCGCGAATAGCGCCATAGGCTTTTTCCCAATCAGTAATTCCATCAATTTCTTCCCATTCATCGCGACCAGTAATAACTTCTGTAACGATGTTATTTTCATCAAGGAATGCGTAGTGTGCCATTATACTGTCACCGTTCCCGTTCCCGCTGTGAATGAATATACCTTAAAACCTGTAGGGGTTGTGCGAGTGTGAACCAAAGTTCCACCAATAGATGTCAGATCTGGATAAATGTCAGAGTATTTGATAATTACAATTCCAGAACCGCCGTTACCGCCGAAGAAAGTAGCGCCATCTTGACCAGCGCCTCCACCTCCACCACCAGTATTTTCTGTGCCGTTTGTACCAGCGGATCCACCAGCTGCACCTCCACCACCAGAGCCGCCGCTACCTTGAGCACCGCCGTTGGTGGCACCACCACCGCCGCCTGCATAAGTTACCGAAGATCCAGTAATTGACGAAGCAGAACCAGAACCGCCGTTACCGCCTGCTTGGCTTGTACCTGCCGCACCACCGACCGAACCCGCACCGCCACCACCACCCGCAGCGGTATAAGCGACGAGACCATCAGCGCCCTGACCACCTGCATTACCCTGACCAGATGGAGATGCTGCACCACCCGCGCCATTGATTGTAACGCCACCACCACCAGAACCGCCTGCAATACCATTATTCTGTCCACCTGCACCACCAACACCTGCACCACCGCCTGTTGATGTAATAGATCCTAAAACAGAGTTGACTCCATTTGTCGCAGTTGCGTAGCGTGATGCGTTACGTGCACCACCACCGCCGACTGTTACTGTAAAAGATGCGCCGGGGCTAAAAGAAGTCGACGTAAGGAAACCACCTGCACCGCCGCCAGAACCCACTCCACCAGAGCCACCTGCGCCGCCTGCTACTACCAGATAATCTATTGTGAACGGAGGTAAAGATGCAGGAGATAAAACTCCTGAAATATTATTGAGCATTATCCAATAGCCCCGACGATGTACCACGTATCTGTGCCAGTTTTAATACATGCAGCGCTCTTATATTGCGCCAATGTAGGCTGAGCCAATACTGCACCAGCCGAAAGAATTGTAGTAGTGCCAGAAGTAACGGCTGAAATTGTGCAGAGCCCAGCGCCTTTGTTAAGGATAGTAATAACAGATCCAACAGGGATAGCCGCTGTAGCGTTGGTAGGTATCTTAAGCGCTACGGCTGTCGCCTTGTTCATAGGCACTAGAAGCTGATAGGAGTCAGCCAAGACGAGTGTGTAGTCTGCCGTCTGATCAGCCTTGATCTCGAAGGTGACTAGTCCGTTATAGTCTGCCGCCGTAAAGATGTCGCCTGTAGTCGCTGGAAAGCCTGTAGCCATTGTTTTCTCCTAGTATCCCATTATGGATTGTCCGATTATACCGTAATTTGCAGATCCTATAATGAATCCTTCTACTATAGGCTCAAGTGTTGTAACTGTAACCTTCATGCTGTTAGGGGTTATATCCCATGCTAGACCCTGCGCCTGTAAGGTTTTAACGATTGTACTCGAATCAGGCTGTACGTTGGTTATCTCAAGGTTATCAAAGTACTCAAGCCCAATCATCGTATCTGTAGGCACATTAGGATCGAGTAGATCGACAGTCATGGCGTCGATTCGAATCGTAGTTTCTGCTCTAGTAGCGACATAGATGTCAGCTATATCTTGAACCTGCGCGTCTGTCTCTGCGATCAAGTTCTCAACGTTCATGCCATGAGGAAAGTACTTAGCGATCGAGTCTGAGTTATTAGCCGAGACTGTAGCGCCACCTACTCGCTTCATCGTAGCGCTATTGATGATGAGCTTGTCATCAAAGGCGAAGCGAAGGTCTGAGTATGGAATCCCTGTAGTCTGATTAAACTCAATCGGTGCCGGGGCTAGAGATCCCACTACATCGGCACGATCCTTAAACTCTACTTCTCCATCTGCTCGGACGAAGAACGCACCCTGCTCTGTAAACTCTGCTACCTGAATCGCTGAAAGGCTTGTACGGGTAGTGGCTGGGTCTGCCTGTACTGTTGTAGATCCTGCATCGATGAAGCGCATACTAGACGGAAAGTCTACCTGATCAAGAATCTTATCTATGCGTGTGCCAGTAGTCTGCCCACTGCCAGAGTCTGCAATCGTTGAGACGTTAGCCATAGCGAATAAGCGAAATGCATCTGAGGACATAATGTCGACATAACCTAATTCCTGCCCCTGTGGGTAGGTGTACTTATAGTCTGTGACATAGCCAGAGAAGAGAAAGGCTTGAGTAGTGTCGGTAGTAGCTGCTACACGGATTTTACGAAGAGGAGTTAGGAAGGGAAAATAAACAGAATTTTGGTTCTGGGGGTTGAAGGATCCGTCTTGATCAATCACGCGAACCGTGCAAGTGCCTGCCTCATAGGTATCTCGCATGATATTGCGACCGCGCCTAATAGTAATCTGCCGAGTCTGAGAACTTAGATCGATTACGGGCTCTGGCACTTCACTTGATGCGAATTGAGATACTCCGATAATGCCGTTAACTGGATCACCGATTGTAAAGGGGAAGCCGAAGGTAGCACCTTGCGAGAAGTCGAAAGATACAGAGATCGTTGCAGGCAGAGTCATTATGTAAATCTCGCTGTGTTCGCGCCTCGACCGCCGACAGAAGTAAATGATCCTGAAAGATTGTTATTGGTCTGCACTTCTGAGACAGCGTTAGTTACTACTCCGCTATCAAGATAGACCTCAATGTTTATTGCCTGTTGATCTGCCTTCTGGAATGAATTGACTGCCGCCATCAATTCCATCTGTGCATCTGAGAAGCTTGAAGTAGGTGCAACAGGCGCGGCCTGTAATTGTGCTACAGATACCCCTAGTGAAGAGGCTGTGTAGTTTAGAATACTCTCTGGGACTTTCCAGTTACGATAAGGGTTTGGCGCTTCTGGGGTAGCCGCTAGAGCCGCGTTAAGAGCGTTCTGGCGCTTGACTGCCTCTGATAATTCAGCCGCTAGTTTATTCGCCTGCGCTTCATTCTTGTCTAGCAAGGCTAGTTGAAGATTAAGCGATAAGCGATCGGTTTCGCTGATTTTGCCACGAAGCGCAGC